AAGTAAATCAAAGAAGTCAGCTTTTTTGTCAGCAAACGTTTGGTCATAGCTAAACTCTGTTTTGTAAGCAGCATAAACTTTTTTAGTTAGCTCATGTTCGCTTGCTTTACTAAGATTCATACAAGAAGCACCATACCTATCGCCAACAAAACTACCCTCAAAAGGTAAATCAATATTAAATTGATGTTTAGTCATTCCATGATCATCATCTCGCACATACCTTTCAGTATAGTGTTTAAGATTATAATCTAGCTCATTACCATCATGACGATAATCTTTACGTACTCTATGATATTCAGGCACTTCAATAATAGCTTTTACAAAAGATTCTTTGTTAAAGACACTTTTCATATGTTCTTTAACATCCCATACCACTGCATCAGTATCAGTTTCTTTTAGCTCTTCAAACGTTCCTTTAACCTTTTCATACAAAGGTTTAGCAAACGTATCGTAAAGTTCAACGCCTAAAGATTCTTGATCATTAACAGCTGGTCTGGGGTTGATATTTTGATAATCTTTTTCGAACTGCTCACACAATTGTTTGATTAGTTCGTTAGACATTCTGACTGTAGCCATAATTTTTCTCCGTGATTGTTACAGAACAACATTAGAATTCTTTTGAATCCAAGCGTTGATTGTAGTGTGTTGTATAAAGTTTCGATCAATAGCAAGAATACCTTTGACCAAAACCACCTGAAACTCAACAGGTAATTTACTAGTTAGTTTCATAATGTTTTCCATTTTGTCGTCTTGAGCTCGTGCTGAAACTGCACCAGTCAAAGCATACAAAACAGCTGGATCGTCTGTTGGCATGTATGTCGTAGGATTTTTAATCAAGTTATCAATATCTGGTAACTTGTTTGCTACTTTTGCAAATGCCAAGAACTCACCGGCTGGCCCGTCACCGACCGCAGCGGCTATGCCGTAAAACATCCTGTCTGCATGAATATCATCTGTAAGCCCCAAACGCTTATCGACGAATGACCAACTTCGAGGAGTAGGAAAAGCGTACTCATCAGCTTTGAAGCTGTACAGAAGATTTGGTCGGTAACGCATGAATGATACCAGCGTTGTGTGTATCTCATTTTTCAATGCCCAGTCACACCAAACATCTAAGTTTGGTTCTAGGTCATAGTGCATCAACCTGTTGCATACAGGCTTCGGCATTTGATACACAGCAGCACCGTCAGTAAGACGATTACCAGCTGATACCACTGACCAACCGTCAGGCATAGTATAGTTACCAACCTGACGAGTTAGAAGTAACTGTAGAAATGCATTTTGTGTTGCTGGTGGAGCAGTAGGTAATTCATCAATCATGAATATACCACGCTCACCATCACGTTCTACAGTTGGAAAAATATCTGGTGCTGCCCACGATGTTTGATCACCGTGCACTGGGTTAGATACAATATGTGGAATACCACGCACATCGACAGGGTCGAATAAGTTAGCACGAAAATCTAGTAGTTTAACTCCTAGATCATCTGCCACTTGTTGTGGTATTTCTGACTTACCAATGCCTGGCCCACCCCAGATCATAGTATTAAGATTGACACGCATGTTGTCACGTATCTCTTGCTTGAGCGTATTAGCATCAAGCGTTACTTGTTGTGTATTTGACATAATTTACTCCTCTATCAAATTTATTGTTGTTCAATAGGTTCAATGTCTCGTATTGCGACTTCGCCTTTACGAATCATCTCACCCAACCTTTGGGTCGCAAGCTTCCCATAATCTACTTCTGGATCTACTGGAAATGGAGCATCAAACTCCACTACAATAGTATTCTGTGAAAACATATCCATAAAAGTAGCTCTGAATAATCTAGTAGTCATGTGACCTCCTAATTTATTAAATACACCTAGATAACTAGGAAACAGTTTTTGTATTATTTTCATATTTTGACTCCCAAAATTTTAATACTACATATCGTATGCGAAGGTACGGCGTTCCAACGACGTACGAGCACAACGTACCACGGCCCACGTGCGAAGGTACAAAACCCGTAGGGCGGTCTTGACGCACGAAGGTGCGAGAAAGACGGGCCCGTAGGCTTTTGTACGAGCACACTTGACTGCAGTTAAAAAAACAAGTGCCTAGTTAGGGATATAACCAAATTAAAAAACCTAACTAGGACTTGCAATAAGTGCCTGTTGAGAAGAATCGAGAGGGGAAAATCTCAACAGGACTTGTAATAAATGCCTACCAAGTAATCGAAACATTAACTTGGTAGGACTTGTACTTAGATACTAAGCACCATCTACAATACTCTTCATGTGAGCAGTGCTTTCAGTGTTCATATCTTGCTTGACTTTGCCAGAAGCGTCAGCATGCTGATTGTAATTGTACTCAGCAAGTCTTTGCAGTCTGTCTTGGACAGCTTTCTCAACACGAAATCTTTCAATCTCAATGTTACGCAAGCCAAAGTCATGACCAATATTGTCAAGAGCTGATGCTAGCAATCTAGCCTTACGACCAAGTTGCAACATTTTTTCTTCACGTTGGATCAACCAGTCGGGGATATCTTCCGCAACTGTAATTGATGACATAGAGTCTTGATATTCGTAACAAATGCTAGCGAACTCTGACCACGTTCTAGTACAAAGCTGTAGAAAGTTAAGACCCGTAGATTGTGGGTCAACTTCCAACAACACTCTTTGACCATCAACGATTTGATTACACTGTGAATCGAAGTATTTTTCTTCGTCCTCACGTTTATCTTCGCTGTAAGTCATCGGTGTACCGAACTTAGCATCAAAGACTTTCATAATGCCATCTGCAACAACCTTGTTGAAGACTGGTTTACCAAAGTCATTTAGTGCATGCTTACGAAAGTACCAATCTGGTAACTGTATGTTTGCTTGCACTGCACGTGTCTCAGCACCTTCGGGGTCACCGTTGGTATCTGGGATGTATGCACTTTCTGGTGTGTCGTTTCCGACCACCAACTCAGGGCCGACCTCTTGGTCAGCAGGATCAAAATGATCTGCCATAATTTACTCCTATAGTAGTAATGGTTAATGTTTCGTATCTACTCATGTAAATACACCTATTCAAGTAGCTTTTTTATTTAACTCCTTTGAATTCTTTAACTCCTGCCTAATAATCTTACTAAGCATGTAGTCACTCTCTTCCGTGAAAGGTTTATTTGGTAGTCTTTCTACATAAGACATAACACTCTCTTTCATAATACTCTCCATATTTATTAATTAATTACACCTCACCCTCAATAGTCTGTTGAGCGAGCCGAGCGGTAGCCGGTGAGCTATGAGCGACTGGTAAGGAGCGCTTGTTTGTGGTACACCCCGGTACACCCTAAGTTATTGATTTGATTGACAAATGCTATAAAGGTGTACCGGCACACAAATGCTAGTGGTACACCTGAAAGCCGTGCGGTAGCTGTGTTTCGTGGTAGGTGTACCATTTGTACCGGTTAAATCTTAGTTTAAACCAAGATTAAATAACTACGGTCCACGGTCTATTACTAAAGCTAACGCAAAACCTGTGGTACATCTGGTACAAACGACACTTTTTTGAAAAAACGTTAGTAAAAATAAGGGTTTCCGGTGTACCGGTACTCGTAATTTTAAGTGGTACAAAGGTGGTACACCCGGTACACCTTTGACACTAGTCAATTACTCATCGACAGTTGTCCACTACTCGTGAAGTCCACATCACTTACGTGATGATAGTAGTAATATGTCCTGATGATAGTAGTTGGCACACTCGATTCTTTAAGCGACGACCCCCGCTAGGGGTGAGGAGCGTCTTCGAGCGTAGCGAGATCCATGAAAAGACAGGGACGCTAGTCCATGTCCTCTCTTCAAAAACAGAAACAGGGCTTTTACACCCTGTTCCATGTTAATTATCTTCTTTTAGTTCTAAGAGATAAATTAGAAACAATTTGAAATAAAGTATATAAAGCAGATACTAAGATACTAATCAATATACCTGCCATAAATATAGCTAATATATCTGCTCTAGTGACATAGTCTGCCACCATCATTGTTTCCATTTTAAATATAGAATAAGTTACTGAAAGAACTAAACCCATTGAGCTTAGCATTATAGAAAAATAATAAATCATTACATTCTCCAAGAATGAAGGGCTAAGAATATCTCAGCCCTTCGGGTTAATTAATTATCAAGCCAAGTAGTTGTAAAACGTACATAGTTGTAAGCTACAATTACCTGAGTGATGATAGTAGATATAAAGAACAGAGTTCCAAAGGTAAAGAATACTTCACTCATTTGATATCTCCATACATTTCTTTAGTCTCTCCATTCTCCTTGAGTGTTAACTCATCTGGATGAAAGAGATAGTGATACTCTTCTTGAAACAATTCCCAAGAACCATCTGGGTTTTGTATCATGTACTTATCGAATAAGTCTTGTCTGACATCTTCGATAGGTTGTTGAATATCGATGGGCGACGAATCCTGTGACTCGTCGCTTTGCTCTTTCTTGGAGAGAGAGATACCGTCCTTAGTAGCCTCAAGTGCTGAATCAGCAATCTTGTTTGCTACACCCATACCATAGCCAAGACCAATGAAGCCAAGCTTGATACCTTTGATACCAAGTTTGGTTGTGTCTGCTAGGGCTTTTGAAATAGTGTATTTACTTTTCATTACTCTCTCCTTTTTCAGCGAACACATGGACTGGTTCAATCTCTCCAGTATCCATACGTTCAGGCATGAAATCAAAATGATAAACCTCATTACCATTGCCATTAACGACCTTACGACCAATTGCAGGCCAACGGTTTTTAGTTACATCATTACCATCTTCGTCTTTTGTTTGAAATGAACGACGAACTTTCATTGTATATACTTTACTCATAATATCTCCAAGTAAAAGTTAAAAAACATTAGATGTATTAACACCTAACACCACTACTCCCATGATAGTATTCAAGACTAATGGTTGTTAAACCATTAGTCTTAAGCGACCGGTAGGGAGCGCTAGTATCTCCAAGGATACTGTTGCTCGTCTAACATTTCCTGTTCGACTTTCTCTGCATACTCAGGTGAGTAGAAATCCATATCTCTCTCTACCATTGTATCAACCAACTTTCTATACAGACGTCTGCCATCTAGATATCTAAGTAAGTATCTAGCTTCAGAGTATGTCCCATCTTCTCTACCGAAGTAGACATATAGTTTTATCTGCTTCTTTTCTTTCTCATTAAGTTTGTACATAACAAGCTCCAAGATTAATTTAAATTACATGGATACAATTCATACCCACACTCACCACGCACCGAATAGATTAACCGCGGAACCTGGACAAGGTTCCAAGGTCAATAAATTAGAAACAAGGTTCCAAAACCAAAATCGGGGAAGGGGCCAGGCGTACTAGATGATAGTAGACGGTGTCTGAGCGATATAGACAAAAAATATTTTGAAAAAAATTTCACAAAAAAATTTTTACCCTATATAGTGACTAAGCATGAGCACAAAGAAATGTGCGGGTTGCAAAAAAAGTCTCCCCAAAAGTCAATTTAAGTCATCTAATGCTAAAGGAGTTTTCTACCGAACGGTTTGTATTTCGTGTCGAACTATTGAAAGAAACAAAAGTAAAAGTAAATCTCCAGAAGCATATCTAAGAAGTTTGTACCACCATTTAAAATATTCTAGAACTAAAAATAACAAAGATGTAGTTTGGGCTATTGAACCAGAAGATCTAGTTTTAATTTGGGAAAAACAAGGAGGTAAGTGTGCGCTTACTAATTTAAATATGACTTATCATAAAGATGGACAAGGTAAAAAAGATTTGAATGCTTCAATTGATAGAATAGACCCACAAATTTGGTATCTACCGAGCAATATTCAACTAGTTTGTAGTCGAGTAAACATATTAAAACATAGTTTATCTGAAGACTTATTGTACTGGTGGTGTAAAAATATAGTAGAATTTAAAGAAAATGACTGATAAAGAAAACTTCGAACAAGAAAGGGCCGAGCTTCAGTCTCATTATCCTTACGCAGATGTAAAATTAAATGAGTTAAGTGTTCAAGAAGAACGCCTCATTTTATTCCACCTTCGCGGTATGTCCAAAGCAGCCGCAGGTAGAGCAGCTGGGTATAGAGATAATGAGCACGTTTATAAAGTATTTAAAAAACCAGCTATACAGAAGATGGTGGCCAAGATGCGTGATGAATTCAAAGAAGAAATTAAGTTTGATAAACAACAAGCTACTTCTATGTACTTAGAAGCCCACCGTAAATCAGCAACTGCGACCGAAGAAAAGGTTATCACTGATTCATTGTGCAAGCTCCACGGTCTATTTGCACCAGAACATGCGACACAAATAAATATTAATCTTGATAAAACAGTTCAACAACTAGAAAAATTACCAGATGCTGAGTTACTAAAAATAGCAGGAACTGATAATCACTATCTAATGCCAAAGAAAGATGGAAATAAAGAAGATTGAATGTACTACATGTAAGTCTTTACATCCTGATACGTTGTACCCAGGGGATGATCAAGTTTGTGTGTACTGCAGAGCCGACGAAGCCGAACGTTTAGTTGCTCCTCAAATAGAAGAACCAATAGAAGAAAAAACAGTTGAACAAACTGAACAAGAAAAAGCGCAACAAGAGTTAGCAATGCGCGCGTTGTCACGTAAGCACTTATTACCATTTGTTGAAAGATTTAATCCTGACTATGTAGCAGGTTGGGTACATAAAGATATTTGTTTAAGACTTGAACAATTTAGTCAAGATGTAAATGATAAGAAATCACCTAGGTTAATGTTATTTATGCCACCTCGACATGGTAAATCTACTTTAGCTTCTGTTGCTTTTCCAGCGTGGCACTTAGGCAAGAACCCTGAACATGAGTTTATTAGTTGTTCCTACTCTGGATCGTTGGCCATGAACTTTAGTCGTAAGGTTCGTCAACAATTAAGAGAACCTAATTTTAAAAATGTCTTTTCTGGTGTATCGCTCGACCCTAGTTCGCAGTCCGTAGAATCTTGGAATACAACCAAGGGCGGTGGTTATGTAGCAGCTGGTGTCGGTGGTGGTATTACCGGTAAAGGTGCGCACGTACTTGTCATCGATGACCCAGTAAAAAACAGAGAAGATGCTGAGTCTGAATACAATAGGGATTCTGTTTGGGATTGGTACACTTCAACTGCTTACACAAGACTGGCCCCAGGAGGTGGTGTGTTAGTAATTCTTACTAGATGGCACGATGATGATTTAGCAGGAAAGCTACTAGCTGCAGCAGCCGGCGGTGCGGATCAGTGGGAAGTAGTCAAATATCCAGCGTTAGCTGAAGAAGACGAAGAGTTTAGAGAACAAGGCGAAGCGCTTCACCCAGAGCGATACAGTGCGGAAGCTCTAACGCAGATTCAAAAAGCGGTAGGTCCAAGGGACTGGTCAGCTTTGTATCAACAAAATCCAGTTAATGATGAAGGTGAATACTTCAACCGAGAAATGATTAGGTATTATGATGAAACTGAAGTAGACTTGGACAAGTTACGCTACTATTGCGCATGGGATTTAGCGATTGGTCAACGTGAACGTAATGACTACTCTGTTGGGTTAGTTGTTGGGGTTGATGAATACGATAATTTATACGTAGTAGATTGTGTACGAGGGAAGTATGACGGGTTTGAACTTGTTGAACAAATCCTAGACTTATATGAAACTTGGCGTCCCCATGTAGTGGGCATAGAAAAAGGACATAT